ATTCCCAGCAAAAACATGGCTGCTAGACCTCGACCGCACTAAATACCCACAACTATTTGAAACATTAAATAAAGCCGTTGCACAAAAATACAGCAACGAAAGGTTTGCCGAAGAAGTATCTGCCACAGATTTCTACAAAGAACTATCAACATCAAAACAACTAAAAACTATTCAATCCCTAGTAGGCACACTAGGTTTTCAAGGCACTGACTTCCTCAAATTTGTGTCAGATTCCATCAACTTCGGATATCAAGGTGACATTCTAAAACAAAAAGTTTACAGCGAAGTATTCAAAAAAGACGACACAGGCAACTACATCAACCAAACAGCCCTAGAACGAACCAAAAAATCAGCCGATTACATCAGCACACAAAACATCGCCAAAGCATTCTTCAACCGAAACCCAGCAGACTCCGACATCGAAAGAGTTTTAACAGGTCAAATGCTCTCATCGGACTACGAACGCCAACAACGAGAGTTCGCTAAATCACGTTATGGTCATCTATCAAACCTTCTAGACCAAGGCATGACACTAGAAAGCATTGCATCCGCATACCAAACCACAGCATCAAGACTTCTTGAACGCAACATCAATGACATCGATATGTCCACAGGCGCATTTGAACAGGCGGTATCGTTCGGCGAAGAAGGCAAGAAACGTTTAATGACTAACAGCGAATGGGAGAAACAGTTACGTTCTGACCCGCAGTACGGTTGGGAAAGAACTAATAATGCTAAGGATGAGGCACGTTCTTTGTCGGCTAATATTGCTCAAGCGTTCGGAAAGATTATCTAATGTCAATGACACCAGAAGACCTACAAGCCCTATCTGAAGCACGTGGTCGCCCTGTTACAGCACCTGTCCGTGATTTTACTGCCGAAATCGCTGCTGCTTACGCCCCAAAAGAAACCGCTTATGGGCTAGGTAGACAACCTGTTAGACAAACAGAAACAGAAGACGAAGAACCAGTCAGAACAACTAGTCGTGCAGTCTCATTTATCCCACCAGGCGACAATGAAACAGCCACAACCATCCTCAGAAAAACTCTTGCATTCTACGGATTAGATGACCCAGATTTAGTTAACGAAATCCGCACAGCCCTATCCAACCGCCTCATTACAGGCACATCAACAGTCGACGAAATCGGTATCCAACTACGTGAATCACCAGCGTTTAAACGACGATTTGCAGCAAACGAAGCACGCCGCGCAGCAGGCAAACCTGTCTACTCCGTCAGCCAAACACTTCTCTTAGAATCGCAATACCGCAGAAACTTACGTGACTCAGGAATGCCAGCAGGATTCTACGACGACCCTGCATCGCTGCAAAACTTTCTCATCAACGACATTTCCCCAGATGAAATCTTGGCACGAGTAACACAGGGCTATCAGGCTGTACGCAACGCCGACCCGACAGTCATCAACGAACTAAAAACTTTGTACAATCTAGACGACGGCTCAATCGCAGCATTCTTCGTAGACCCAACCAAAGCCCAAGACAACATCCTGCGTGCCGCCAGAGCCGCTGAGATAGGCGCACAAGCCCGCAAACAAGCAGGCATAGCCCTAACAGCCACATCCGCTGAAGAACTAGTCCGCCAAGGCGTCACCGAAGCCGAAGCCCAAGCAGGATTCACCACCTTCAAACAACAAGAAAGCCTATACAGACCGTTAATGGGCGAAGAAGCCTTAACCCAAGAAGAAGCCATCGCAGGCACTCTTGGCACAAGCGCACAAGCAGCCCAACGAGTAGGCACACGCAAACGACGCCGCCGAGGAGAATTCGAAGCAGGCGGAAAAGTCAACCTACAAACAATCGAATAGTGAGATAGTTGACAACACCAAACAAGGTGTGTAATATCGAACGTGATACGAAAGTAGGAACCTACACAGAATCCCCCAGTCTGTGTGGAGCAATTCGGGGTGACAAATCAATAGCAGCCATCACAACCCTCCGTTGCGATGTGGGCAGAAACAGGAGCGTGCCATATGTCAGAGTTTGACAACTACGACAGCGAAGACCAGATAGAAGAATCCGAAACCCGAAACCCAGTTAGGGCAAGGATGAAGCAATTGGAAAAGGAAACCGCAGACCTACGAAAGCAGGTAGCGGAAGCCGAGTCAGCGAAACGAGAATTAGCATTTGTTAAAGCAGGCATTGACCCGCTTCAACCGATGTCAAAATATTTCGTTAAAGCATACGATGGCGACCTTAACCCAGATGCGATTCGTCAGGCTGCTGTAGAGGCGCAATTGATTAGTCCACCCCAGACTCAACCATCTGCGGATGAGATGCAGGCATGGCAGCGAACCAATAAAGTCGCCGCTGGAAGCCAAACATCTCAACCACCAGTTGATTGGGCACGAAGGTTAAACGAAGCAACTTCGCCACGAGAAGTAGAACAAATTTTGTCTGAGGCACGGGCAGCAACACAAAACTAATATCCCCCTCAAAACAAAAGGAATAAATAATCATGGCAGGCGAAACCCAACTCTCGTCTCTCTCGGTAGACCAGGTAGCATTCGACCGTCTTGCGTACTTCGCATTACGTTCAGAACTCTTGTTCGACCAAGCAGCAGACGTACAACCAGTACAACAGGCAATGCCTGGAACTGGCGTCACATTCACCATCTTCGCAGACATTTCGGCAGCGACATCAACGCTGAACGAAGTAACTGACGTAACACCAGTAGCGCTCTCAGACAGCCAGGTAACTGTAACTCTGAACGAATACGGTAACGCAGTTGTAACAACAGCGAAGTTGCGCGGAACAGCATTCACAGATGTTGATTCAGCAGCAGCGAACATCATCGGATACAACGCAGGCGATTCAATCGACCAAGTTATCCGTGAAGTTCTTGCCGCAGGAACCAACGTCGTTTACGCCACAGGTGGCACAACAACCCCAACCAGCCGAGAATCAATCTCAACAGATGACATTCTTCACGCTGACGATGTTCGCAGAGTTGTTGCACAACTCCGTGGAGCAAACGTAGCAACCTTCAACGGTTCCTACATGGGTTACATCCACCCAGACGTGTCGTACGACTTCCGTTCGAACACAGACGTATCAGCATGGCGTACACCAGCGAACTACGTAAACCCAGAAGGTATCTACAATGGCGAAATCGGCTTGTTTGAGTCGGTACGTTTCATTGAGACACCACGAGCCAAAGTGTTCACGAACGCTTCAAACGGTACCAGCACAACTGGTTCAATTGATGCATACTGCACACACGTAATGGGTCGTCAGGCTCTTGCTAAGGCTTACGCAACACAAGACGGTAACGGCGCTGTACCAAAAATCGTTCGCGGTAACGTGACCGACGTTTTGATGCGCTTGCAACCAGTCGGTTGGTACTGGCTTGGTGGTTACGGTCGCTTCCGCGAGGCTTCGCTTCGTCGAATCGAATCAGCATCGTCAATCGGTTCAAACTAACGTCTAGTAAAATCAGACATTGCTTTAGCCCCCTGCTTCGGCGGGGGGCTTTTGCTTTTGCTATACTCGTCACGTTGAAAGGTTTATATGTCTATCTCTAACTACGCCGAAAACAAAATTCTTGAACACACAACAGGTACAACTGCTTGGACCATGCCGACAACTGTGTATATCAAATTGCATACAGGCGACCCTGGTGAAGCAGCGACATCTAACGCTGCTGGAGAAACAACACGTAAATCCGCTGCTTGGGCTTCAGCAGCATCTGGTTCTATTGCGACATCAGCGACTCTTGAATGGACTAACGTTGCTTCAACAGAAACACTTACGCATTGGTCTGCGTGGGATGCTTCGACTGCGGGTAATGCTTTGTGGACTGGTGCGTTGTCTTCGTCTGCGGCGGTTACTGCTGGTGACACTTTTCAAATCACTACACTAACCCTGTCCCTAGATTAAACATAGGGGATAACCCCTTATGACTACAGCAGTTACAGGTTTTAAAGAACCGTTTGTTGATACACGCCCGTTCTATCGGGGAACATACTTTCAGGTAGTACAACGCACAGCAACAGGAACGGGAATAGGTACAGACTCTGCGGTGCATGGCGCATCGCAAACACGTTTAGGTCAACTAACAGACTTCAGTTTCCCGTACCTTACGGGCGGTCGTTTCTATCTTGGTGTGCGTGCCGTGTTCACCATCACAGCAACAGGTTCAGGTTTAGGTACAGCATCAAGTAGTGCATCTGTCTTAAGACAAAGACAAGGAACAGGTTCAGGTACAGGCACCGAGACTGCTACAGGTTTGTTGACAATAATAAAAACTGCTACAGGTTCTGGTGTTGGCACTATGGACTCGACTGGGTTGCATATCGCACCACGAACAGCGACAGGTTCAGGTTTAGGGACAGCGACAACAACAGGTGTTTTGATACCAGTACGTACCGCAACAGGTTCGGGTGTTGGGTCGGGTACAGGTATCGACTTAGTTGTGAGTGTTCGCACCGCTACAGGTCAGGGCGATGGCACAGGGACAGCCAACTGGTTGCTGGTATCTATCCGCATCGCTACGGGTTCAGGCTTAGGGACATCGGAAAGTGTTGGCGCCCGTATCAATCGTCGCACCGCCACAGGTTCAGGCACAGGAACACAAACAGCCGACTGGGTTAAGTCACATATCTTCCGTGTACCCAACACATCAACATATGCTTTCGCACCAAGGTTCGCTGAAGGCGGAGACAGATTGTTCGCGTTCGCACCGCAAGGAATCAGGGCATACAACTTGTATAAACTAACAAACAACACATACCAGATAACCGACCCACGTATACCAGAACTAATATCAAAAGTGTATTACGGTGGACATGACATTTTCTTAGACGACACAGAAGTAGCAGAACTAACAGCAGCAGGATACGGAGCGAGCATCACATAATGTCCACATTCAGCCCACCCACCGAAGACCTAGTTGTCCCAGTAATCGTCGGCGA